TCGAGGTGCAGAGCGTGAAGGCCCCGCCGGAGCTGAATACCCAGCCTGGGCAGTTCTACCTGGCCAAGGTCTTGACCCCGGACAGCCTCGAACTCAATGACGTGAACGGGATCGGGCTCAAGGCGTTCGGCGGGGCCGGTACCATCGTCTTCTATACCCCCGCGGACCTCACTGGCCTCGCCGCACGCTTCGCTATCCGGCGCACGCCGGGTGACGCCGATGCTCTGCTGACCGGGAGCACGACTGATGGCCGGGTCGTGATCGACATTCCGACCAGCACCATAAGCATCGTCGTCGGTGCTGACGTGACCGCCACCCTGGACTGGAACAAGGCGTTGTACGACCTCGAACTGTACGACCCCGCCGACCTCACCGTGGTCTACCCGGTGGCCTCCGGTCGCGTGACCGTAACCGCCGAGGTAGCGAAATGAACGCAGGTCAGGCTCTAGTCGTCCGCCAGGTCGGCCAGTGCCTGGCTGTGCGCAACGCTGCCCGCACCGCTCTCGTTGTGCGCCAGCGGCACCAGGCTCTTCTTGTACGTGACCCGGACATGGAGATCGTCCTGCCGTTGGCGCGCCGAGCTTCGCAGCTGGAGTACACCGACATGGTGCTGCCGCCGGACCAGGCAGTGACCGAAGTGATGATCCAGCCTGGGGCGCAGCAGGTTCAGGATCTGCGCTCGGCGGCGTTCGTTGTCCTGGCTGGGCAGCCTGGGCGAAAGGGTGACAAGGGCGAGCCTGGACCAGCCGGCGGCGCGATCATCCAGAAGGTGGCGCTTACCCCGATGTCCGGCCATCGCATGGTGGCACCTATCGATGCCGATCAGGTCGTGTACGCTGACTGCTCGACGATGATCAACCGTATCAACACACTCGGGCTGTCGCTGAATGCGGCATCCCCTGGCGGCACAGTGGATGTGCAGCGTCTCGGTGAAGTGCAACACTCCGGGTGGGCGTGGACGCCCGGAGCTGTGTTCCTCGGCCAGGATGGCAACCTCACGCAGACTGTTCCCCCTGGCGCGTTGTTCTCGTTGATCGTAGGCTTCGCGCTCGACCCGACTACCCTTTTCATAGACATAGGCGTGGCGATCACGCTGGAGGTGTGACATGGCAGACAAGTACCTTTCCAACCAAGGGGGTTTCCCGACCGAGGTCGAAGCGACCGTCGTCTCGTCGGGCGCTGGTAACGCCGGCGATATCCCTGCACTCGACTCGACTGGCCGCTTGGACAGCTCTGTGCTGCCCTCTGGCATCGGGGCCGATACCGCGATCATCGAAGCATCCGAGGCACTGGCCGCGGGTGATTACGTGAACGTGTGGGCCGATGCTGGCGCGTTCAAAGTCCGCAAGGCTGACGCCGCCGGCGGCACCGCTAAGATGGCTCACGGCTTCGTTTTGTCGGCCGTGGCCAGCGCAGCGAACGCGACGGTGTACTTCGAAGGTTCGAACACCCAGGTCACCGGGATGACCCCCGGCAACGTGTGGCTCAGCGCGACCACTCCCGGAGCCGGCGTAGCTACCCCGCCGACTGGAACTGGCCAGATCGTGCAGCCCCTGGGTACCGCGGTGAGCGCTACCGTGGTCAACGTCGAGATCGGCCGGCAACCGATCGTGCTGGCGTGAGGTGAACCATGGCGGCGCGTAAACCCCTCGTCCATGGCAGCGGCTTTCCTCGTGAGCTGCCAGACGGCGACACGCTGCTGGGTGTACCTCTCGGCGTGCTGGTGTACATGCGGGCCGGTGGTACGCTTCGCGTGCCGCTGAACACCAACCAGATGCTGCCGGTAGCACTCGCTGCCGGCGGCTCGCTGAATATCCCGGTGGTGACCAATGGCTGACGCAATCCCTCTGAAGGTAATCGACAACGGCGGAGGCAACGGGAACCTATCCCAGTTCGCTACCAGCGATACCGTACCCATCACCAATGGCGGCACAGGCGCTGCAACTGCCGCTGGCGCGCGCACGTCCCTTGGGCTTGGGAGTGCTGCAATTAGAGCTGCCCTGGGTTCAACTGGGGCTTTGTACTCGCGAGACAGCATTCTCGGCGCCGTTTCGCAGTCGAGCGGAATACCGACAGGGGCGGTGATTCAACGTGGCAGCAACGCGAATGGTGAGTTCGTTCGGTTTGCAGATGGAACTCAGATTTGCATACGCCAAATCACGGGGTCTGGTAGCAACTACCAAGCAGGGCCCAACACAGTGCAGTTGGCGGCTGAGTTTGCCGGAGGATCCTCATATAGCCTCATCGTCAACTGGATACCGTTCAGCGGCTGGCCATCGGCTGCGGCGGGGGTTAGGGGCGGCTACATGGGCGGGGACCAAGTTACTTTCTACTTGAATGAAGACCTTGGTACTAACGGGTTGAGCATTATGGTTGTGGGGAGGTGGTTCTGATGATCATCAAGTTGTCACCGTTTGCTCCGCTGCCGGGAAGCGACGAGCGCCTGTCACTGAGCAGGGCTGGCGATGTACTCACTGTGAACGGTGTAGAGTTCGATTTCACGCCGCTCCCGGAAGGCGGTGAACTACCGTCTGACGCTATTGAATCGGAGTGGTTTGAAGGCCCCGTATTGCGGCGCTCTGGCCGGTTGGAACTGACCCTGCGTTTACCGCTCCCCGTCGATGCCAGTGCCGCCGCCCGCTTCCCTGAACCGTTGCTGGTCGAGGCCGATGGCCCGGTGGAGTTGCCGCAATGATCGACTGGAGTAAGGTGAAGACTGCTGAGCAGCAGGCCGAAGAACGTCGGCAGGCTGCGCACGATGCTGCGGTCGCGGCACGGGCGGACGCTTACCGATTGGAGAGTGACCCGCTCAAGACCGAGGCTGAATTCGACGCGATCAAAGCCGGTGTCGAGCCGGATTACTCTGCCTGGATTGCTAAGGTCGAAGAGATCAAGGCCAGGTACCCGTTGCCGGAGTGAAACCCCGCGCCCCATAGATCGGTACAGAGCAAAAAGAAACCCGGCCATGTGCCGGGTTTCTTGTCTCTGGAAGATCGGTCAATCGCTATACAACATTCATCAGCTCCTTCAGCAGTTGCAGAGTTGCCAGGACGTGAGTCCGCTCGTCTCGGTCGTTACACATGACCCTGACAAAAGCTATCATCGGGTCGATTTGTTCTTTCCTCTCGACAGAGCACATCGTCTTCAGTGCATTCGTTGCGAGGCCCAGCAGTTCCTTCGTTTTCTGCACGTCGAGGTTCTTCTCGACGTGCAGGCACTCAGGGTCACCGCACGCCGGAGCAGCGTGAGCGTTGTCGCAGGTGACGTAAGCCGACACGATGTGCTGGACCAGAAGAACAGCACAGTCTTCGGTCTTGTAGTCGGCGAACTGCGCCAGCATTTCTTTCACGTCCTGCTGCTCGGCGATGTGCTTCATGAATTCCCAGGTCAGGTTCATTCCTGCTCCTTATCCGCGGCGCGGTCCAGTCGTTCGATTTCGGCCAGTGCCAGTGCGCAAGCTTTGACCAGCTCACGGCGTCGGTCACCGGTCTTCGGTTCCCACCCTTCGGGGAGAACAGCCTTGCCCAACGTGTCACCGTAACCGGTGCTGCTGGCGTCCCAGTCGCGAACCGCCGGCGGCATCGCGTAGTAGCATGCGAAGGCCGCGATCTCGTCACAGGCGTGGCCGTCGTCGTGCTCCGGCGTCCATCCCTCGGCCTCGACCTGCCGGCGGCGCTCTGCCTGAACGTCGAGCCATGCCTGCGGCACTTCCTTGCCGGGCGCGGCGGCGAGTATGGAAAGCAGTTGGCGCTCAGCTGTGATTCTGGTGTCGTGGTCCTTGTCGCTCATCATGTCGAGAAGCGGCTCAACCGGCACAAGCACGTACCTATCCGGCACGCTGTTCTGAGCCACAGGACCGGTGTACAAAGGGGTCAAGAATTCGTAAGGTGGTTCTTCAGCCCAGCATGCCGGATGGTCCAGACCGATGTAGATGTGGCTGCCATCAGGTTGGGTTGGATCGAGCAGTGGCGCAAGTTCCTTTTTTCGGGCGTACCCTACGATCTGCGGGTGCTGTTTGTAGGGTTGCGTGTCCGCAAGTTTAGATTCAAGCTCCGCAACCCTGGCCAGGGCGGTGTCGCGCTCTTTAGTCCATTCGAGCCACGCGTCGATGTCATAGTCGCCCTTCATACCTTGGCGCAGCCGCTCGACTTCGGCCTGAGCGGCGTCGCGCTCCACCGTGCGGCTCGAAACCAGACCATCGAACCGAGCAATTTCCGCTTCCCGCTCCCGGATTTCGTTCTGCAAGGCTCGGTAAGTTTCCTGGCCGGAATCCATGTAATCGTTCTTGTGCTGGCGGAGTTGGGCGATCACCGCCCGCAGTTCCCCGACGATGCACTCATGCTGGGCGACGGTCATCAGTTCATCGCCTACGAATACGTTCACGATGGGGAACCGCTGAGCGAGACGCTTTCCACCAGCACCGTTCGACTCCATCACTGCCACCACCTCCGGCCGCTCCGCCTCTGCCTGCTCTGCCTGCGCCGGAGAGGGTTGCGCCAGGGCGGCGCAGGCTTGTGGCCAATTCCAAAGCTCGCGGGCTATGCCACCGATTTGTTCAGCCAGTTTCTCGTTTTCGTGAACGATCGAGCACGAAAGGTTGTGCAATTCGTTACCGAGGTCTGACAGTTTGCGCTCGCCCTCAATCGCAGTCAGCTTGGCGGCGATAGCGTCATAGTCGCTCGATGCGACGTACTCACCGGAGTCATGGAACTCAGGTAGGCCGTTCCGCCCGATGGTGTAACGCTTCACTTTTCCGCCATTAACGTGCTCGACCTCGGCGGTATAACCCGCAATCAAATCTCGGATTACACCAAGTGCGTGCATGGCTTGCATCGCACTGCCGTCCTGACCGATCTTGGCAGCCAGGTCAATTTGTTTGAGTACGGTCCCAGTCATAGGTCACCTTGCTTGTCGAGGAACAGATCATCTACAGACGTTGCTTCGGGGTTTATCTCCGCGCCGGTGCCGAGCGCTTCCTTGGTCAACCGCTCTGCATTGCTGTCGTACGCTTGGTCGTTTTCACCGCGCATGCGCCGCAGTGCTTTGCGCCCTACAGTCACAGCGGCTTTGTAATCGAGCAGCATCTGGTTGAACATGGTGTCCGACGCCGCTGCTTTCTTCCCGCCGCGCTCCAGCAAGGATATGGCTGCCACGAGCGACGCCAGCACGCACATCATGGCGTCGGCATCCCGCTTGGTCGGGATCTTCAACCGCTCCATCGCGCCGAGAGCTTTGTGGTACAGCTGCTTGTAGCGGGCAATTTCCGCGTCTTTGTCTTGGTACACCTTACTGAGGTGTGCTCGCACTACCTCGGTGTAGTCCGCTTCGGGATTCCAATCCTGTCCGCAGTTCGCACATACGTTGAAACCGCTGTGCTTTTCGAATGTTCCGCACCCGCATTCCGGGCAAAAAGTCCACATAGCTCACTCCAGGCTCAGTAACCGCTCGCCGAGCTTCACGCGCATGTTGACCTTATCGCGCGGTATGCCCGTCATGGTCGATATTTCAGAAAGGGTAAAGCCCTGGCTCTTCAACCGGGCCGCACGCTTCGACAGTTCCTGCCGGCGCTTCGTCGATCCGATACCCCTGGCCACACGTACACTCCACGAAAATTTCAGCGCCGCAGTGCGTGACGTAACCAACCAGCCTCGGCCGGTGGGGGAACGGTACACCACTGCAACGGCATAGCCTGCCGACCAACCAGCCTCTTCTGTCAGCCCATTTATCGACACGCAACGTGCCGATCTTTTTGCAGACTCGGCACCGAGCGCGGGCAAGACCGAACTTCAGATCCCCGCGCTTGGTGTTCCGAGCGCCGCATTCGCGGCAGCGGCAGCGTAGCTTAGCTTTCCGCGGCCTTTTCACTTTCTGCCCCGGCCGTGGCCGCGTTGAGCTTGCTGCTGTCGATCCACAGCACCAGTCCGGTTTTGGTACCGAGCACGAGATCGGTCGGAGTCATCGATTTCGTCACGAACTTGATCACGGTGTCGCCTTTCACGACACTGGCATTCAGGATGCCTTTATTCAGGTTCTGGATTTCGATGTTGTCCAAACCTACCGCCTCGATCAGTTCCAGCAGGTTCATTTCCTCGCCTCCTTCTCGGCAAGAGCGATGAAGTTCATCGCATCGGCGAGCTGCGCTTCTGCGTCGGCCAGCGCGTCGTGCCCGGTACTGGCCTGGGTATGCCCGACCACCATGCGTGCCGTACGAACATCGCGCTCGTTGAAGAAGAGCCACGGTTTACAACCGAGGAAATTCGCCAGCATTTCGCAGTCGAACGACGGGGAGTTACCCCATACGCGCACACGCGGGTTTTTCTTCAGCACGCCGCCGAGGAACGACATGATTTTGAGCTTGGCGTCTTCCATGCCGTACTTCCGCTTGGCCATGAGTTCGGTCATTGCCCCGCGCGCCGGTTCACCAGCGCTGGGGCCGAGCCACCACATGATCGTACTCGCATCGACTTTACGGCCGGCGGCGATTTGCTCGGACGGATCGATTGCGATGTGGAACTCGTCTCCGGTGTTCGTCACCATCGCCACCGAGAGGATCACCGAGTCCACGGAGGTTCCGAGGGTTTCCAGGTCGATAGATAGATCCGTAGGAATTTGCTTTGCCATCACGTAGGCTCCGAATAGTGAGGTATGTCGCCGCGGAAAATGCGGCGATCAGGTACAGCGACCGAGCGATCTTCGCCCCGGTATACAAGAGAGGAATTAAAGGCGGCACACGTACAACTCCGAACGATGAACTCGGCGATCAGTTCACGTTTGATTATGTGGTCGGCATCCGGTGCAGGCAGCTGGATCTTCCATTCGCCCCACGCCAGGTGTGTGTAGATCACCCCGCCGAACTTGGCCGGAAACAGCAACACCACGGCGACCGCGCGCCCTTTGTAATACTTGTCAGCCAGCCATATCCGCTGGTTGTCGCTGAGGTCGAGCGTCACCGCCCGTTGCGGGGGCTTTGCCAGGAACTTGTACTCGACCCACAAATCGCACGGCCATGCTGCATACCACACGTCTGCCGTACCGTTGCTGTACGGGTTGCTCATTTTTTCGTGGTGGACGAACGACGGCAACTTGGTGTGCAGGTTCTTGATTGCTTGGTTTTCAGGATTGGCCACTGCTTTTCTCCAGATGGAAAAAAGGTCGCCCGAAGGCGGCCTGGCGTTGCAGGTGCAGCTTACTGGGTAGCGACGGCGGCCAGCTCTTTCTCGGCCTTGGTCAGGTCAGAAGCCAGCTTCTTGTCGTCGGCTTCTTTCTTGGTGGTGAGCTTCTTCAGCGCCGAGTCGGCATCCTTGCGCGCCTTGGCCACTACTTTCGCGGCGGCGGAAACGGCCTTCGCGTGTTGCTTGCCGAGCTTGTCCTTGGCCTTGTTGAACTCGGAGTTCAACTTTTCCAGTTCCTTGTCCAACAGGCCGACCGGCTTGGAGGCGTCGGCTTCTTTCTTGTCGCGCTCGGAGCGGATACGCTTGACCTCGGCGTCGTAGTCCTTCTGCGTCTGGAGAGCCATCTTACGCAGCTCGGCCACACGCTTTTCCTTCGCCTTGATGTCGGCTTTGCTCGGTGCAGCCTTGGCCGGTGCGGCTTTGGCCGGCGCAGCCTTGGCGGTTTTAACGACCGGCTTTTCGCGCGCCACGACGGTGCCCTTTACCTGCTTTGCGTTTTCCGGCACCGGGTTGCTGCTCAGGGTCGAAGTTTTCGGGGTTTTGGCGGTTTGGCGTGCCATGCTCGTAGTTCCTTTTGCTTTCGATTTTCGATTGGAGTTGGTTCAGCTTGTTGTCCGCAGCGAGCTGAGCTGCGCGGGAGACGAGACGATTGAGCACCGAGCGCCGATTCGCGCCCTTTAGTTCGAGGTCGACAAGCGTCTCTATCTGCTCGGCGTTAAACGACGGCAGTTCCAAGTACAGTTGTCGGATCGTCCGCAGGGCACTAGCCAGCGTGGTGCTCATTCGTTACCTCCTTGGTTTAGCGCCGGGCGCGTCCAGCAGCCGGCTTGCTCGCCGGGCGACGACCGCCCGCGGGTTTCCGGGTTGCTTGACGCTCAGCGCGCTGCGCTTCGAACCCAGCCCAATCAGGCTCGGCCGTCAGCATTTCTTCGACAGCTTCTTGCAGGCCGAGAACTTCGGCCAGGTGCGTTTCGGGCAGGACTTCATCCGGCGCGAAACGCAGGCTTGCCCAGGTCGATTGCGCATCGAAGCCGATCTTGGTGACGACTTGGACCGGCAGCAGATCGTTGCGGGTAGCCAGGTTGCGCACGTACCCATCCCAGTGCTTGATGCCGGTGGGCGACACGTTCAGCGGGTAGAACTGGATGTCGCCTTCGCGGTCCTCGTTCTCCAGATCATCCATGAGCACGACGGCCAGCTTGCGAGTGTTCTTGCACGCTTTGCCGTCGCCGACGCCGCTTCCCCACTGGTTCAGCGGGCAGGTGGCGCAGTCGTCCGATTGCTTCTGCGGCGACTTGTCCGAGGCGATCAGCGAATCGGGGCTGCCCATGCCTGCGGCGAAGCAGATCGGTGGCTCCGGGTTCTTCGGATCGTACGCACCCTCGTACAGAGCGTTGACGGACGCGAAGTCGATCACAACCGCGCGGATGAACTCCGGCGCTTGTACCACGCTGCCGTCGGGCAGCTCGAACGACTTGTCGTTGCGTACAGAGATCGTGGGGGTGCTGGGGCGGCCCAGTTTGTCCAGAACCTGTTGCTTGCGCGCCAGGAGTTGGGCCTGGAGAGCCTTGGCATCGACCGGCACTTTACTGCCCCGTCCGATGGTCAGAGCTTTACCAGCAGCGGGCTTCTTGGCGGCCGGCTTTGCCGGGGTGTCGGTGGTTTTCTTGGTAGCCATCAGGCTGTTCCTCTCGGTTACGTTGTGGACTTAGCTTACGTTGTGAGCTTCGAAAAGCTCCGCCGAATTACTTCTTCGGCGGATTGATCAGACCGACCTTGGTCTTGGTGAAGTCACGCAGGCCGGGGACTTCCTTGCCCTTCTCGCGGAACTCCCGGTACGCCGTCACCGTCAACCGACGTTCGAGCATCTGGAAGTTCTTGGTCCGGGACATCCACTTGTAGAACGCGTCCCAGTCTTCGGCCTGCGGGACTATGGAGTCTTGGAGCTTGACCCCCATCCCATTCTTCAACGTCACGGTGCCGAGCTGTTCCATGTTCAGGTGTTCGATCAGCTCGTCTTCCAAGCTGGCCTTGAGCGAAGACAGTTCCTTGACTTTCGCGTTCAGGTCAGTGATCTGCTTGGAGAGCTTGTGGAACTCCTTGATCGCAGCATCGCGATTGAAGGTGATTGTAGGTTTTTTCTCTGCCATCTTGCAACTCCCAAAGTAACAATTACAGACGTAATTCGTACTGTTCCGGTTCTTCAGCCCCGCCGAACAAACACTGGTTCTCGAACGGGTGATCCGGCCACCACAAGTTTGATTTCTTGAGGTTCGGACCGGCGCCTATGATCTGCAAATTCCATGGGACGTGCAGGCCACAAACCAGCTTGGAGCAGATCGGCACGATGTGATCGACATGTACGTCCTCGCCAGCACTACGACGGCGCGCGGCTTCGTCGTAGATTTTCTTGTATCCCGGATGATCGGCGCACCACTTCGGCCAGGCCATGAACAGCTGACGGTAGTAGCGAACCGATCTCCGGTAGTTCTTATTCAGGTTAGGGTCATTCGGGTCTTGCATCGCCAGCCAGTTGGGGTTAGTTCGGCTCTTCGGCGCTGCCATCGCCGTTTCCTTCTTCCAGGGGGATCAAGAGTGTGACGCCGTACCGTCCGCCGGCGAGAGGGCTTCGACAAAGCTCGCACTCGTGACGACTGAACTCTTCTTCGCCGCATCCGTCAGGGTCGTCTTCGGTAGGTTCGACGCCGCATACGAAGTACGCGTTCTTCTTGCCGCCGATTTCGCGCTGGATCGCTGCTTCGATATCGACGCCGTTCTCCGGCTGCTCACCGTACGCGACGAACAGCAAGCACTCGCTGCATACGCTGTACTCGATCTTGTCGAACTTCATTTCGGAACCTCGTAGGTAACGGTCCTGCAAGAGCGGCGGTAGTGCTTGTCAGTCACGGTGTGCAAGCAACACAAGCCGTCCGCTTTTCGGTAGCGCTCGTCGTACTCGGCTTTCGAGATTCGCCGCATGGCGTTGCACACCGACATGTAGTACGTGACTCTGCCCGTCTTCAGGTTTTCGCAGGTCATCAGCTCGGATTGGTACAGAGTCACGTTCATAGCATCTACCTATTTGCAGTAGTACGGTGCGTCTTTGACTTCAGTCGCTACGGGAAGATCAGGTGCCCACCAGGGTGGAGTGGACATCGTTTTGACCATGAACTTCGTGGCCTTGGCCAGTGCAGCCTTCGTGCCCTTGACCAGCATGGACACTTCGTCGTGGGTCGTCATCACGACGCGGTAGGCTTTCGCCATGAGCCGCATCTGGTCGCCCACCACGATCCGCGCCAGGCACTGAACGATGTTTTCGGTGAGCAGGCCGCCGTAAATCTTCTTCCGGCTGACGTTCTTGCCGCGGACGATTTCGTAGGTGTATCCGGTCCTACGCCCGGTGTTCTCGTCGAACTCTTCACGCAAGTCGGGGTAGTGCAGGCACAGACCGTTCGGCATCCAGATACGGTCCGGTTCGTACTCCAGGCGCAGGCCGCACCGGAACTCGATAAACCCGCTGTTGCCGGCGGCCATATCGGCCAGGATGTTGTTGAGGTAATCCCACAACGCCGGAATCATCGGGTACTTCGAGCGGTACGTGTTCACGATGTGCTTGGCGTCTTCGACCTCCATCAGAACCGGGATGAAGCTGGTGGCCATGGTGGTGATGAACTTCTTGAACCCCATGCCGTAACCCAGGCCAAGGATCGAGGTCTTACCAACGTGACGTTCCGTTTCTGTGTCCGGGTTCTCTTTGCTGACCACAACGTCGGGGTAAATCTCCATGGCGAACTCGGAATACACATCCGCGCCGATGCGGAACGATTCAACGAGATCCCATTGCCCGGCGATGTACGCCAGGATCCGCGCTTCGATCTGCGCGGAGTCACCGGTCATGATGTGCCAGCCCTTCGGCGCTTCGATTGCTCGGCGAAGAGCCGAACCGCGCTGAAGGTTTTGCAGGTTCATCTTGTTGCCGGCCGTCCAGCGCATCGACAGCGCGCCGCAGTAGCCGTACATCACCGGCAGCAGCGCGCCATCTTCGGTGGCGTCAAGCAATCGCTGCGCACGCGTCACGGTTTGGTTCGACGTGAACTGGAGGCGCGCTTCGCACAGCAGGCGAACGAGTGGGTCAGGGTCTTCACACAGCTCGATGAACCCGGTGTCCTTCTTCGCCAGGGCCGGAATCCACAAGCCTTTCTCGTTCTGCTTCATCGGCACTTCAACGCCGAGGGCTTCGAGCAGATTCGGGAAATCGACCGCCGACCGCAGCACGGTTTCGAACGGGCGCTTCGCGTTGACCATGCCGGGGGCCAAGGTATTGACCAGCGCGATGGCTTGCTCGTACAAGATCGCGCGCTTGGCTTCTACTTCGGCGATGGCCTCTTCCAACATCGGCCCGTTCACGCGAAGGATCGGGTCACAGAAGCACCGTACGGTGTCGTGGATGATGTCCATTTCATCGTCCGGCATGTACGGACGCATGGCCTGGTAGATTCTGTAGGTGTCTTCGCAATCGTCGATGCAGTATTCGCCGAGGTCACTCAACTCGTGCCGCGTGAGATCCCGTTTGCCGAACGTGTTCACGTTGGCCTGGGCCTTTACCTTACCAGCCAGGCCGAACAGCTTCGCTACGGTGTCAAGGCCGTGCGCGATGGTGTTGCGGAACAGTCCTTTCGACATCGACATCGTGCAGCGGTAAGCCGCCGGCACGAATCCGAAATACTCGCTGAGGATCAAGCCGTCGAAGTACAAGTTGTGGCCGATCAGTTCGATTTCATACTCAGCCTGGATCTTCGCCAGCCATGCAGCGAACTTGCCCATGTCGGTGAAGATACGCGTCTTCGCGTTGCCGAGCTTGGCACCGACACAGTGAATCTTGAATTGATCCCCACGAACGTAATCGCTGGTCGACATCGTCCTGAGCGAATACTTCGGACCCCAGTACGTTTCGAAGTCGACCACCAGGGGCTTGAATTTCTTGAACGGGCGAAACTCAATCGGTTTCATCCCGTCGTGGATGCGCGGAACCATTACTGTCATTGCGGCACCGTTATGTGAAGTCGCGGATGTACTCGAACATCGTGTGCATGCGTTTGCCCTTCGTGGAGCAGACCTCGAATGCTTTTACGTCGAGCGTGTTCTCGGCGCAGATCACGATGACTTCGCAATCCATGGTCTGTCCAGTTCGGTAGGTACGGCGGTTGAGCTGGTCGAACAACTCGTAGTCGTACGTCGGCGTGGCCCAAATCGTAGTCCGGGCATTCACCAGCGTCAGGCCATGTGCCGCCGCCTGCGGTTGGAGCAGAAGGTCGTCGATGTCACCGCGCTTGTGTGCTTCGACGATCTCTTTCCGCTTCTCGCCCGGTACGGTGCCGTCGATGAACGCAGTGCGACGCCCGCGCTTCTTGAGCAGCGCTTCTAGCGCCTCACGCTGGTGGTGCCACTGGAACGCAATGAGCGTCTTCTCACGTTCCTCGGCCAGGTCAGCGACCAGTTCATACCGCTGCATATCGAGCAGGGTGTTGGCCCGCTGGTTATCGTAGGTCGAACCGCTGGCGATCTGGAGCAGCTTCTGCGCAGCTGCGCCACCGTTGGCCGCAGTGATCACCTTGTCTTTGAGGAACATGGCTTGTTCGCGTGCCATCTGTTCGTAGAGCTTGCGCAGCTTCGGCGGCAGCTTGAACTCGATGGTACGCACGCTCTGCTTGACCGTAGTCTTGAACAGGTGCCGGATGCTGATGTCTTGCAGCAGCTGCGCGACGGCCAGGTCAGCACCTTCGCGCGGCTCCCACTGAATCATGTGCGCCTGCCGGCCGACTTGGACCGGGTAGCACGTTGCTTCGCGGAACCGGCTGAACTGCCAACCCAGGCGCTTGCCGTCGTCGAGGATCAGCGTCGGCGCGAAGTAATCGGTGATCATCTTCGCGCCGAGCGACCCGGACAGCAGCGCTTTGAATTCGACATTTTTAACGAGTTTGTGGCACCGCTTGGTTCGCTTGGCTTGCGGGTTCTTGAACGCGGTGGCTTCGTCGCCGAGGAACCAATCGATACCCAACTTGCGGACCAGGCCAGGATTTTCAGACAGGTACTCCAAGCCGTTGTAGTTGGTGACATATATGTCGTGCCCAGGCTGGAACGCCTTGGCTCGGTTGGTGGCGAACGCTACGCTCACGTCCACGTCCGGGTTCACCAGGCCGATCTCGTGCGGCCATACCGTATCGATCAACGACAACGGCGCGACGATCAACCCAGCGCCGCCGCCTGCTTGCCGATGCTTCACGAAGTGCGTCGCATGCGCTACCGATTTACCGGTGCCGGGTTCAGACAAGTCGAGGATGATGGACGACTCATCACGCTTCTTCAGCGTCTTCTTCTGGTGCGGCATCAGCTTGATAGGCTTGAACTTCGCCATGGATGTCTCCTATGCAGGCGTCTTGCCCTGGGCGCGGAGTTTCGCGCGCATGCGGGTGTTGTAGAACAACTGCGCCAGCTCCGGGTCGTCGCGAAGGTGGTCACCCAGGTATCCTTTCAACCGGTTCAGCATGTCGTACTGGTACCGGTTGTAGGCTACAGGGTCAGGGCGTAGTCCCATTTTGTAGGTCGAGATACCGAGCCTGTAGTTACCATCGGCCTGGTCGATCGTGCCGTACGTGAAACGGAACCCGGTGTCGGAGAGTGCCACGTCGATATCGAAACGTTGCTTCAGTACAGAATACAGGTTGGTCATATTTTCCACTCAGATGCCCATTCGTTGCCTTTGACAGGCGTTTTCTCGTCGACAGCATGCGGGCAGATACCGTCCTTGTACGGGCAGTATCGGCAGCTGTAGATGTTCGCCGCCGGCTTGAATTCGGTGTTGCGTTCCATCTTCCCAACCCGGTTGTGGAACGCGCGCTGGATGGCCGGGATGTGGTTACGGGTGAAATGGCTGGTCGATATCTCGTCGATGTCGAGATACCAGAGTTCCGTGGTGACGCGTTCGAGGAACGGCCACTTCTTGAATGCGGCCAGAGCATAGAGCTGCATCTGGTCCATATGCTTGGTTTCGTACTTGCGCCCGGTCTTGTAGTCGATGATCAGCAGCCAGCGGTCTTTGACGATCCACACCGCCACGTCGACGATGGCGATGGCGGCACGCTCTTCCGGCGAGCACGGCTCCCAATCTTCGTTGAAGCACCAGTCGTGCTCCAGCATGACCAGGCCGCAACGGAAGCGTTCGCGGAGGTCTTCGATCAACGCCTGGAAGTCGGCGGATTCAGGAGCAGGCTTGTCCGCCTCGTCGCGTACGAATAGCTCATTCTGCTCGTGGACACGGGAACCGCGGTCGTTCGCGTGTTCAGTTTTACCGGGAGGGAGAGGGCGCTCAGGCTCAGGAACTTTGTCGATGTACTTCAGTTTGTAGCGGTACGCACAGCCTTCGTAGACGTGCAGCTTACTGATCGACCAGCGCATAGGTTATAGCTCCAGGGGATTAGTTTGCTGCATTGTACATTACAGCGTAACAAAAAGGCCACCGGTTTCCCGGTGGCAAGGCGGGGTGTTGTACTAGGAGATAACCGGCGGCACGCCTTTGTTCAGCATGCTGCGGATATTGGCCGCCAGCTCTACAGGCACGAGTGCTTGTTCGCGCGGTGCCGGCGGGAGCAGGAATTTCATCGCTTCGGGCAGTAGTTCTTCCAGCTGCTTCGAAGTACGGCACGCTCGTATGAGGTCCAGCGCCTGCACACGGAAATCGATGGCGCTCTGGATGACCAGATGGATGTCCTCGCAAAGCTTCAGCAGGTCGTCGTGAATGCCGGCTTTCTCGATAGAGACACTGCATATCTTGCTGATGCGAGGCACAGAAACAGGCGACACGAACTGTAGCTTGTAGTCGTAGGAGTTGATGAAGTTCGTCGTAACGAACTTGAACAGCGGCGTGAATTCCTCGGACGTGAATATCTCGTTCACGAGGGCGTTCCTCGACTTGAGCTTGGGAGAGAGTGAAGTCGGATAGACCGAATACTCCCTTCTGCTCCAGTTGATATCGTCGCGACCTTCAACGGGTTTGCGGTAACTGGGCGTCACGTTTATGCAGGACGTACACACACCGTTCTGTATGAGCATCGCCCACTTATCTTCCGGCAGGCCGAGCGCTTCGAGCCTTTGCTTATGTGCGTCCCAAAACTTATCGTTGAGCAGACGCATGCGCTCGACCAGAGGTGCCGCTTTTCCTTTTATGGCCTCCAGCATGAGGCACGTCGCGATGCTTTCGCGGGTGGTGTTGTTGAGGTGGATTGCCTTAGCCATACCGTATCTCCTACCGAACCGTTTTGCATTTGAGGACGATTACTCCACCTTCGGTGACCGCTGTCGCAACGCCTTCGCCGTCAGCGGTCAGCGTGAGGTGTATTTCGTCTTGGAAGACTTTGGCCCGGCCCGTCACAACCAGCGAGGTGATGATACCGCCTCGGTCACGTTGCTTTACGATCAAGTCAAAGCCACCGTCCTTGCTGGCGGGGCCGGAAGCGACAGCGGTTTTCTTGCCGTCGACTTTCAGCTCGACCCAAAAGTTACGAGTGTTCCTCGGCATTGTGCGTTTCCTCGAAGATGTAGATACCTGCGATGTACACGATAGCGCCGAGAAGTTCGCGCTTGCGTGCTTCCAGATCCATGCCGCGGCTCTCATTGAGCTTCTTCATGGCCTGGAAATACATCCCGTCAGACGTGCCCATCAGCCCGCTGATGATCTGCGTGGATTGCTCTTCGAATGCCGCATCGCTCCCATGGCGTTGGTGCCCCTTGCCGACAGCGGCTTGCTTGTAGGCTTCGTGGAGAACATCACGCAGCTTGTCATAGCCGGGGATGTCGAAAGTGGGTACAGCAGGTTTCGCGGTAGCGCGACGGGTCATTGGTTTTTCTCCCATTCAGAGCGGATGTGTTCGACGGTGTTGGAGTAGACACCTTCGCTGAGAAGTTCTTCGCGTAGGTGCTCTTCCCAGGAAATTTCGTCGTACAGAGACATGGACACCAGTTTCACGCCGTGCTTGTCGGCCAGATCGTTCAGCTTGCTGATGAACTTCCGGCGCTTGGCAACGTCGTCAGGCATTTCCATGACGTACGTGGTGAATTTGCTGGTCATTCTTTCTTACCTCCTGCTACACCCTTGAGGTGCTTCTTGAGTTCTGCTTTGGTCTTCGGCGAGATATCGTCGTTGACCGGTTTGTCGGCCACGCCGTCCAGCTGTTCAAGCGCACCTTCCGGGATGACCCAATCCACTTCGACACCGCGCGTGGTGCGCGTGCCGATGCGAAGCGATTGGACGTACAGGCCGTGGTGCTTGATCAGCGACGTGAACTTGTGGCTGGACGTTGGGCAGTCCGGCAGCACGTACCGCATGAGGGTGTGCAGTACGTCACGGCCTACCCCTTTGCCGCCCGTAGACGCGTGTTCGATGACCTCCCGAAGCGCACGCTTGTACTGCGTCAGCTTCAGCATCGTGTCGGGCAGGACAAACGACTGGCTATCGCTGGGCAGCTCGTCCAAGAAGAACTGAAGATCCCCACGGCGCACTGCGTCGCACGCCAGTTCGATGCTGGTGCTGCTGGTGTTGATCAAGCGCTCACGCTGCTCGGTCATTACCACGGCGCGCGCCAGGTCGTAGTCGACTTCGCGCATTAGCAGGTAGTCGCAGAACTGTTGAAGTTCATCTTCGATCGCTTCGATCTCTTCTGCGGTGATCAGCAGCTTGTTCGGTTGGAACGGTGCCACGTTGAACCGACGATCGTCGCTGGTCAGGTAGATCGGGTCCGGCATGTTCGTGCAGAAGATCCAATTCACATGGTTCGTCATCATCTGCCCGGCGCGGTGCATACCCCGGATGCTGATGCGTTCCTCGGTGATCTGGTTCTTGATTCGCTGCATGAGCGCGCGGCCGTTGCGCATTTCAGATAGCTGCACTTCGTCAACGAACAGAAAAATGCACTGCTCCATGAAATCGTTGAACTTCTCGTCCAGCTCGTCCATGCGTTTCTGCTGCACGTACGTGTCGCCCAGGATCGGGCGCAGGATCTTGTTGCAGATGAGTCCCTTACCGGTGCCCTGGGTACCGCTGAGAACCCAGCTGGTGCCTATGGCAACGCGCTTCTGCATGACCGCGGCGAGCCAGTTATAGAACCGGTCGGTTACGGCCTGGTCGCTGCCAAGCGCATGGTGGATGATCCTGCCGATCAACGTCGGTACGGACGGGACTTTGCTCGGCCGCTTCGCCTGGAGGTACGGGCTTTGCACGAACGTGTTGATGACCGGCGGGTCGTACTCACGGTTCAGGGTCCAGTCCTCAGACGGCAGGAATTCCAAGGACCAGATAGGGATTCGGTCGCTCAGCGCCCGGCCTTGGATTGCCATGTAGTCAGCCAGCTGCTTTTCGCTCGCTGCCTGCTTGAGTACCAGTTCGCGCGTGTCCGGGTCGTACCAGCCGTTGTAATACTTCGCCGAGTTGAAATCACGGAACGCTAGATGCGTGATGACTTCGCCAGACTCTTCGGCCTCTTCGACCTTGCGTTGCTGGTCGTGCCAATAGTCCGGGACCAGATCCTTGGTCTTGTAAGTCGGCTCCCCTTTGAAGTTGTAGATGAAGTCCGGCTTGTCAACCGGGTGGTAGTAACCCCAGCTATCGCCGCCGTTCAGGTTCAGGT